GCAAGAAGTTCTGGGCTTATAAAACAAGCCAAAGGTGGCAAAGTTAAACGAGACGGTAAAAAATAATGGCAACTAAAAAAACTCCATCTCTGGCAATCGGACGTGGTGAGAAACTACCAGTGTCACAAGGCGCTGGACTAACAGCCAAAGGGCGGGCTAAGTATAATGCCGCGACCGGCTCAAATTTAAAAGCGCCACAGCCTCAAGGTGGTGCACGTAAAGACTCATTCTGCGCACGCATGTCCGGTGTTAAGGGTCCTATGAAGGACGAGAATGGCAAACCAACACGCAAAGCAGCAGCACTAAAAAGGTGGAAATGTGGTAGCTAAAAAGTCACCCCCAAATAAAAAGACGTTTACTCCAGAGATGGCAGACATTGTCATAGAACTAGGTAAGCAAGGCGCGTCCCAAAAGGCGATGTACGCCGCTATTGGCATTAGCAAGAGCACTGCAGCTAAGTGGAAAGAAGAAGATCCAGAGTTTGCAGAAGCTATGTCTATGGCCACCACTTACGGTCAAGCATACTTAGAAAACCTAATGCTCGCGAACGTAGATAACAAAGGTTTTAACAGCCGCATAATAGAGATTGCTTTACGCGGTCAGTACCCAGATGACTACAAAGATCGTCAAGAAATCAAAGCAAATATCAAGCAAGAAGTTGTTGTAGATTTCGAGAAGGAAGTTTCGGAACTGATTGCGAAATTAAACACCTAAAATTCAAAGGGGAATAGGCTTAGCGGCCCTGCCAGTGCTCACTCACTGGCTACCCACCAAATAACCAGTGAGGGTTCCATGAAGAAATGTTCTAAGTGCAAGATTGTAAAGCCGTATTCTGAATTTATTAAAGACAGATCAAAGAAAGACGGACATAGGTTTCATTGCAATGCCTGCCTAAAAGAATACTACCAAAAAAATCGCGTTGAAAAGCTCGATAAGGCGCGTACCAGAAACTACGGTATTAGCCGCGAAGAGTACGACCAAAAAATCCTAGATCAAAACAATGCCTGCGAAATTTGCAAGCTGCCCTTTGTACCCCATAAAAACCCTTGCGTAGACCACAACCACACCACGTTAGCCGTGCGTGGATTGCTTTGTACGCACTGTAATTCTGGATTAGGACACTTTAAAGAATCAATTGATATTATGAAATCCGCCCAAGAATATATTAAAAAATATTCTGACTAAAAGTCCTTGATTTGCGTATTAGTAAATATACGATAAACCGAATTGAAAGAATAATATGACCGCACATGCCATACTATCTGCGTCAGGATCCAAACGTTGGCTATCCTGTACCCCGTCAGCTAGACTAGAGGCAACCCTCCCAGAACAGAAACGAGCATCTGGATCCTTTGACTTTAGTCAAGAAGGCACCATGGCTCACACCCTTGGAGAGATTAAACTACGACACCATTATGGACAGATAGGAATTGAAGAATATGAACGAGAATATGAAATTGTTAAGAACACTCCCTACTTCAATGAAGATTTTGAAGCTAACGTTGACAATTATGTACTATACGTTCGCTCTCAAGTTGGTGATGGGGACACGCCGCTTTTTGAACAGCGTGTCGACTTCAGTGACTGGGTTCCTGACGGCTTTGGTACGGCCGATGTGGTTATACTTTCTAAGCACGCCATTCGCGTCATCGACCTCAAGTTCGGAAAAGGCGTGGCCGTTTCCGCACAAGACAACACGCAGCTCCGCCTCTACGCCCTCGGTGCCTACTCCAAGTTCAAAGAAGAGTACCCAGAGCTTAAGGAAGTCAGTTACACGATACATCAGCCCCGGCTTGACAGTATCAGTACCGATGGTACCAGCATCGGTAAACTTGTCGACTGGGCCAACTACTACGTCAAGCCCAAAGCCAAGAAAGCGTGGAGTGGCTCAGGCGAGTTCCTCCCCGGCGAGTGGTGCCAGTTCTGCAGGGCGAAAGCGCAGTGTCGCGCCCGCAGCGACTTTAACACCGAGCTCGCCCGCCAAGAATTCAAAGACCCGCCACTCCTCGACGAAGAAGAAGTCAGCGAAGTCTTAGTTAAGGCACAGCAGTTACGTACTTGGGTTAACGACGTAGAAGAGTACGCACTATCCCGAGCAGTAGATAAGAACATTGTGCCACCCGGATTTAAACTGGCTACCACAACAACTCACCGCAAGATTAGTGACTCAGCATTGGCAGCCACAGTATTAGTAGAAAAGGGCATGGATCCAGCAGTTATCTGGGAGCAACCTAAACTTAAGTCGATTGCTGCGTTAGAAAAGTTGGGGCCAAAGGGACAAGTAGTAACATGGTTAGGTAACTTAATATCGCGCCCAGAAGGGTCACCAAAGCTAGTTAAGGCCAAGGAAGATGCGAAGGAGGACTTTGCATGAACGCATGGTTGATTGGTTTTATTGGTTGTGTATACCTGTTTGTAGCGATTCAATTTTTTATGAAGGGCCAAGTAGGCATGGGGATCTCCTTCCTAGGGTACGCTCTGGGCAACGTGGGATTGGTTATGGTGACATTACAATTATAAAAGAGGCGCCTATGATGGTATCGTGTTACGGTTCGGAGTTTGATATACCGGACATACTAATAAACAAGTTTGTATCAGATTTTGACACGCTGCCCGGAAGTGGATTTAGAGAAGGAATAGAACAGCTTAGGAGTTCTGTCAGTGAGATTGTGGATATAATTAGCGAAGAGCCCGAACTTTTAGAAGAACCAGAGTATCATACTGACTTTATTAGGGCTTTAGCAATGAAGCAAGCAATGGACACTTTAGGTATTTTGTATGACGCATAAAGTTTCTCACATTGTGAAATATTAAGCAGTCGATTTGCGTATTAGTAACAACAGTAAAAGGTTAGACGTGCTGGCACCTATTGAAGTCCAGTACTTAAGTTAATAAGGTATTTTATGACACAAGCAACTAAAGTAAAAATCGTTACCGGTAAAGTTCGTTTTTCTTACGCTAACGTATTCTCACCAAAAGCATCAGTAGAGGGTGGCACACCTAAGTATTCCGTGTCTATCATCATTCCTAAGTCTGACAAGGAAACCATCGCAAAGATTACTAAGGCGTTTGAAGACACTAAAGCGGGTGCAGCAGCTTACTTCGGTGGCGCGGTACCTAAAGGTCTTAAAGGCGGCTTACGTGACGGTGACGAAGAGAAAGATGACGCAGCATACGCTGGCTCATACTTTATCAACGCCAACTCAGCACAAAAGCCTGGCGTAGTAGATCAAGACCTCAATCCTATTATGGACATGAACGAGTTCTACAGTGGCTGTTACGGCCGCGCCTCAATCACTTTCTATCCATACAACGCACAAGGTTCTAAGGGCATCGCCTGCGGTTTGAACAACGTACAGAAGTTGGAAGAAGGCGAGAAGTTAGGCGGCGCAACATCCGCAGCAGCAGACTTCGCAATCTAAGTAATTAGTATTACCCAGTAGATGGGCGGGCCCGACATAGAAACTGTGTCGGGCCTTTTTGCCCCTTAAGGACTCCATGAAAATTTGTAGCACATGTAAAATAGAAAAGTCATTTATTGAGTTTTATAAATGCAAAGCCAATAAAGATGGAGTATATCACGAATGCAAATCTTGCAAAAGTGAATACGACAAACAAAGGCACGCAAAAAACCCAAAAGATCGCTTAAATAAAAATTTACAAAACCGGTACAACATAACACTAGAACAAAAAGAGCACATGATTGCTGCCCAAAATGGCAAGTGTGCAATTTGCGAAACAGAGTTAGACCGTGGAAAACACACTTGTGTAGATCATTGCCACACCACCGGTAAAGTGCGTCAAATTCTTTGTAGACCTTGCAATATTTTAATAGGTCATTGCAAAGAGAATACAGAAGTATTAAAAAATGCAATACAATATTTGTTAACCCATCAATAATAAGAAAGAAAATAATTTTGGACCAATACCAAGAATATATCGCCGCCAGCCGTTATGCCCGTTACCAAGATGACAAAGGTCGTCGTGAAACTTGGGACGAAACAGTAGACCGCTATGTTGATTATATTTTTAATCGTACCCCAGCAATTAGTGAAGACACTAAATTAAAAACAGAATTACGTAGTGCCATTTATAACCTAGAACTAATGCCGTCAATGCGTGCTGTAATGACTGCAGGAAAGAGTGCCGATCGTGATAACACATGCGTTTACAATTGTTCGTACTTACCTGTCGATGATCCTAAATCGTTTGATGAAGCCATGTTTATATTGCTATGCGGAACGGGTGTCGGCTTCTCGGTTGAGTCTAAGTACATTAATCAACTGCCTGAAGTGCCAGAAAACTTGTTTGATTCAGAGCACACTATTGCCGTCCACGATTCCAAAGAGGGCTGGGCAAAATCATTACGTCTACTCCTCGCCAACCTCTGGGCTGGAGAAATTCCAAAGTGGGACGTGTCCAATGTCCGAGCTGCCGGAGCACGACTCAAAACTTTTGGCGGACGAGCTTCCGGGCCAGAACCACTGATTGATTTATTTAAGTTTACTGTAGCAACATTTAAACATGCAAAAGGCCGTCGCTTAAACTCATTAGAGTGCCACGACTTGATGTGTAAAATTGGTGAGGTTGTTGTAGTGGGTGGCGTTCGTCGCTCTGCAATGATTTCACTATCTGATCTTGATGATGAAAGGATTCGCCATGCAAAAGCTGGACCTTGGTGGGACACAGCGCCGCATCGTGCGCTTGCGAACAACAGTGCGGTCTATAATGAAACTCCTACCGTTGGAAAGTTCATGGAAGAATGGCTTTCACTTTATAATTCACATTCCGGTGAGAGAGGCATTTTTAACCGCGAAGCTGCTAAGAAGACGGTTGAAAAATACGGGCATCGAGATCCAAATTATGAGTTCGGAACTAATCCGTGTTCGGAAATCATCCTTCGACCATACCAATTTTGCAACCTTTCTGAGTGTGTAGTGCGCCATGACGATACTAAAGAGACCCTGCTGCGAAAAGTGCGGCTTGCCGCCATCCTTGGTACAATCCAGGCCACCTTCACAAAATTCCCCTACTTGCGCAAAGTGTGGCAACGTAATACTGAAGAGGAGCGCTTACTTGGCGTCTCACTCACTGGCATCTACGATAACCCGCTCCTCACAACCGAAGGACCAGAACTAAATGAACTCCTCGCAGAACTCCGCTTGGCAGCAAGAGAGGCAAATGAGCAGTTTGCTGCAATCCTTGGAATCCCTAAATCAGCTGCAATTACATGCGTTAAACCAAGTGGCACAGTATCGCAGCTTGTTGATTCAGCTTCAGGAATCCATCCACGACACGCTAAACATTACATCCGAAGAGTACGCGGAGATAAGAAGGATCCTCTCAGCCAATTCTTGGTCAGCCAAGGAGTTCCAGCGGAAGACTGTGTCTACAAGCCAACTCAGACAACTGTGTTTAGCTTCCCAATCAAGGCCCCAGACGGAATCACCAGAGACGAAGTCACCCCACACGACCACCTCGCCCTCTGGCTCACCTACCAGCGACACTGGTGCGAGCACAAGCCCTCCGTCACCATCTCAGTAGAAGAGAAGGACTGGCCTAGCGTAGGAGCTTGGACTTGGGATCACTTTGATGAGATCAGCGGCGTGTCTTACCTGCCGTATGATGGTGGTACTTATCGTCAGGCTCCTTATACTACGTGTACGGAACAAGAGTACGAAGAGCTCAAAGCTAAGATGCCTAAGATTGACTGGAGCTTGCTGTCAGAGAATACAGATAATGTGGAAGGCGCTCAGATGTTAGCCTGTGTTGCCGGTGTCTGCGAGATTTAAAAGTATTTCACATGGTGGTATTTTGGGGAGCTCCGGCTCCCCTTTTTTGCGTATTAGTATAGACAGTTAAACAAGGAGAACTAGAATGACAACACAAAAAGATTATGAAGAATATTGTAAAAAAGCCGGTAATGCTGCAATGGGACTTAGTCATGTTTTAGTTGACTATGAATTAAACATTACACAAGGTATATTCTTAATTTCCCATTATTTATGTATTGCTGCCATAACAGATAAACGTTCCAAAGAAAAATTTTTAAAAGATATGGGTAAAATGTACGACTACGCAAAAACAAATCCGTTTTTTAGTTAATATAATTTCCGCCGATACGTCGGCTTGCCATAGGAGCACCAAATGATTTACAGCATTGACTTTGAAACACGTAGCGCCATCGACCTAGCCGACCAAGGGCTAGACATCTACGCCAACGACCCCACAACAGAAGTGTTGTGTATTGCGTTCGGCACCCACCCCGAGACTGTTAAAGTCAAATCCCCACAAATTCCAGAAACCTCGGAGTTATGGCC